TCAGGACGCGGGAACGTCGAACTCGGAGCGGAACTCAGGAACCTTCTTGTCCTCGCCGATGACTTTCGCTTCGGGACGGACGTAGGCGCCCTTGAGGGAATCGGCAGTCTCGCTGATGTAGATCGGCACGTATCCGGTGTGCTCTCCCTCGCGACGCGGAGCCGAGTCGAAGTACTCGTACCCGGCCTCTTCGACCTCGTCGTCTGCGCTCGCCGCATAGTTGACCTCGTCCCCGCCGTCGTCGAGGTAGAAGTCCGAGGCACTGATCGTTCCGCCGTATTCCTTGCCGGGAACGACCTTCACCTCGAGGTAGACCATCTCTCCATCGGGGTTGTCGCTCGCCTCATAGTATTCGGTGGGGTTGTTGCGCACGGCCGAGACGATGGTGATGACGTCGCCTGTCTCGTCGTCGGTGAACTCGGTTCCGACCTTGACCTCGGTGCCCTCACCGGACGTTGTTGCGTCCTCGGTGGCTGCCGCCTCCTCGGCTTCTTCGGTCTCCTGCTCGAGCGGAGCCGAATCGGTCTCCTCGGTCTGTTCCTGCTCGCTGGAGTCTGCCTCTTCGGCGGTGTCCGGCTCGTTCGTTCCGCAGGCTGAGAGAGCGAGCACCGAGGCGACCGCGACCGCGGCTGAACGGGTGAGCAGTGTGGTCGGGCGGAGTCGGATGCGGTTCATGGTTCTTCCCTGCTTTCGAGTGGCGGAGCCGACCGCGAACAGTGTCGTCGGCGTCCGTGGGTAGCTGACGACCTCGACTCTATGCGGGTCCCAGCCCGCAGATGGTGCTCGTTAGGGCACATGATGTGTCAGTTCTGCGACAACTGCTGTATTGAACCCGGCTCGGTCGACGCCGAGGGGCCCGTCCCTGATCCTGTGCTCGTTGGAAATCTCGTGAAAACAGCGCAGCCCCGAAGCGATGAGCTTCGGGGCTGCGGCGTATTGTGCCTGGTCAGGCTGGGTGGGCCCCGTGGGGATCGAATTACCGCAAGGCTGCTGTTGGGTGGGGTAGATCGTTGAATTCCCGGGGTTTTCACTAACCTTGGATCACGCTAAATCACACTGTTTCTCGACAAAAGTGCGCCAATTTTGCGCCACGCCTTCGGGCGAAGCGAACCCCCACCGGCTGCGCCTGGCCTTGGCAGCGGGTGGGGGTCGGCCCTTCTTGAAGGGTGATCCGATGAGATCCCTTCCAGTATACGTCAGAGTGCTGACATGGCGACAGACTGGAACAGGGGCTTCCGGTTGTAGTCGCGGATCTGCGGAGGCTGCACAGTGTACAGATCCCCACGCCACCGGAACCGGGTCGCCTTCGCCTCGAACTCGATCGGCTCCATGACAGCAGTGAGCTGCTTCGCGAACACGAGACCAGGGCCAGAACTGCGTGACTCCATCCCCGTGGACTCGTAGTAGACGAAACACTTCACTGTCTGCTCGGTGGGATTCGACCAGTCGATCGTCTCGACACCGCGAACGATGACGACTGACGCCGTAATGATGTCGAGAGTCTGCGTGAGCCCGATCATCATAGTGCCCTCACCCTGTAACAGTTGAGGACGGCGAGCTCGGCCAGGGTGAAGCCCTCGAACACGGTCGGTGTTTCCTGGTATTCCCCGATCGCGTACCGCTTCGTCTGAGTCGGATTGACCGTCAGGCGGATCACGGCCAGTTTCACCGCGGAACAGATCGACGGAGCCGCTTCGGTCCCGTCGTCATTGAACCCGCGTCCCCGCGTGTACTCGTGAGCCATTGACCACACGACGTCGATGTAGGCGTTCGCCAGGGACACCGCTTCAGTGTCCCCGGCTCGGCCCATCAGTGTCGCGATCTCCTCACCCTGAGGTTTGGTCTGCGGCACGGTCACCATGTCAGGCTCCGCTGGCCGCATCGAGGACGATGACACCCTCAGGGTGCAGCAGTCCGAGGTCGTAGCGGGTGACGACTCGGATCGCCTGCTCGTCGGTGCTAGCGAACGTCTGGTCGAGGATCTTCACGTCAGCGTTCACGTCGCGGACGACGGCAACCTCGCTCATGTTCGCGAGCACTGCCTTACCCTCGGGCAGCTTGTTCGTCACCTCGACCGGGATTCCGAATAGGCTGTACTTCGCGCCGGCCGTCACGTCACTGACGACCAGGTACTTGCCGTCAGCGTCTTTGAGCTTCCGCAGAGTGTTGAAGTCGGTGCCGGACATGAACCACTGAGACGGCTCAACTTCGGCAGCATAGGCCATGGCGAGAGCGTCGAGCAGACTGTCGGGGTCGGAGGCGTCGAGGACGCCCTTCTGGACACCTGCCTGGTTGATGAAGCCGGTCACGCTGTTGTTGGTGCCGTCGCCGGTGAGCAGTGCAGTGTCGAGCTTCCGAGCCACGTCATTGACCAGGCGAGCCTTGAGGGTCGCGTCGAGGCCGACGACGGACTGACGGGCGAGCTCGTTCGTGAACCGGATGATCGTCTTGATCGACTTGCGATCGGTGGGCATGAGCTTGACCTCATCGAACTCGACGTTCGCCTCGGGGATTTCTTCGCCTTCACCGACCCACGACGGATCGGACGAGCTGACGAGCTTCGGGATCCGCAGCGGTGAAGCGGAGTCGTAGATCTTCACTCCGCTCTTGAGGACAACGGACTTCGCCTCGAGCGGCTGAATGAGAATGGACTGAACCTGCTCTTGCAGTAGTTCGGGGTTTGCGGTGGTGTTTTCCGTGGCCATGATTGGCACCTTTCACGAGAGTCTTGTGTGTGAGTCCCGTTGTGCCAGACAACTGTGGGGAGCCGTCACCAGGACGACTCCCCAACAGTATATAACTCGGTTATCTAGTTGTCACCGCGCTCTTCCCATGGCTCAGACCAGTTCCTCGAATGGTTCAGATATGTCCCGTCGCTGAGCCAGACCCCATATTTCGACTTCGGCATATCCAGATTCTCGTTTTTCGCATGGTGCATCTTGTGAGCAAACAGATCATCGGTCGTTGCTCCGCACCACTCGCACTTGTCAGCCATGCGAGCATCTTAAGCTCTTGAACGCAACATGCCGGCCAAGTCGACTGTACCGCTCGCCCCTGACTCACCCTGCCCAATGTCACCCTTCGGGGTGCGCTTCGCCAGGTACGGCTTCGCCTCGAGCAGAGCGTCAATCGCCTCAGTCAGCTTCTCAGGATCCTCAAGGTGGGCTTCGTCGAACTCGAGGTCGGACGGATCCATGAGCCGCCCGGTCGCGTCCACAAGGGTCTTGTGGAGCTTGTGAGCCAGCTCGTCGGCACGGCCGGCACGTTGCCGATACCGTGCGTTCTCGTCGCGGAGCTTCTCAACGTATTCCCGTGGAAACGTGTCCTGCTCGTCGTCGACCTGGTCTTCATCGGACGGCGTCGAATCCTCGTCGGTGCCCTCGGTGGTGTCGAGGTCACCGTCGGACTTCTCCCCGCCCTCGGTGGGAAGTTCCTCGTCGACGACGGGCTCGACTTCCTCGGTGGTCTCGGTGATCTGCTGTTCAGTCATTTCATTCTCCTACTCGGGTTTCATTCGCGGCCGCGAACAGTCCTGCCGCGGCCAGACTTGCGGGTTGGTTCATTCCCTGCCCTTCGAGGTTCCGGGCGAGATCGGCACGGGCCTGTACGTCAGCGATCGAGGCACGAGCCGCTTCACGATCCTTCGCCGCCTCAATCCGCTCAATCTCGTCACTGTCGTAGCCGAGCCGCTCCAAAGCGATCGAGGCGGGGAGGATGCCGGCCTGCGTCAGCTTCACCACCGCATCGGCTTCCTGAGCCACTGAACGTGTCGCAGCGTCCGCCCAGCGAACATCAGCCGTGATCGTCTCCACCGGCAGGCCAGTACGCACCGCGATCATCAGACGAGCCACCCACTCCCACGAGCGACCGAACTGAGCCTGACGAGCCTCAGCACGAGCCGTCAACGATGCCTCCGACGCACGCAGCGCGTCCGCCGATGCCGGGTTCGACGTGGTGATCCCGATGTAATGGGCAGGCAGAGCAGACACCGCCATGATCTGACCGAGGAACACGTTCACGCTCGCCTCATACGAACTGAGATCCGCACCCGGCAGCTGCCCGAACTTCGAGTTCTCCTTCTCCGAGATCATTGCCCGAGGCCCCTCAGGGATCGGGTTGATCGGCTTGCCGTCATCGTCCTTAACCACCTCAATGCCCGTCGCCCAACGGCGAGGCCGGCCAGCGAACTCCGACGAGATCATGAGATCTGAGAGAGTCTTATTCAGCCCATCAACGAGGGGAATGAGATCGTTGATCTCCGACACCCCATCATCGAGCAGCCGGTCACCGTTGACGAACGGGACCACCGGGACCACACCGAGCGGATTCTCGATGACCTCAACCGTCTTGAAACCGGATGAGGCACCGATCGTGTTCGATGAGAAACGAGTGATCGAGTCAGCCAGGTACAGCACCGCCTCAGTCGTTGTCGCCGTCTCCCACCGTTTCACCGCGGCCACCACTTCACGAGTGCCGGGATCGCGCAACACCGCCACATGACGGGCCGACTCGATGGACACCTGCGGTCGGCCCTGAGTATCAACCCACACGATCGCGAACGACTTGCCCAGGGTGAGAGCTTCCCGGTGCGCCAGCCCCGCCATTTGGTCAAGGTCATTGAGCTTCCAATCCGCCCACACCTGAGCATCATCATGGTTCGTGCGGAACGCGGTCACGCGCAACCGTTCCGAGATCGCAGTGATCGCCAGGCGGGGAATGTTCGACGACATGCGCCCGAACCTGTTCCCCAATGCGGTCTTCGCCTCGGGAGCGAGGAACGCCAAGGGTTGCTTGCCGTAGTAGTACCTGTTGAGCTCGTCGTAGGCTGCGACCTTCTCGTCGATCAACTGTGTGAGCTTCTGCAATGTCGTGTTCAAAACGTGTACACCCTTCCGGATTGTTTCTTCTTGGCATGGAATGTGGCGCGGTCAAAGGCCGCGATTGACGCAACAGCCGCGTCGATTTTGCGCGGTGAGTTGCGCCGGTCCTTCTTCACCAGATCTCCGAGGCTCGTCGACTCGGCCACCGTGTGAGCAATGTGAGCGGCGAGACGAGAGTCCCCGTCGTGAGTGACTTCGCCCTGCATGATCGCCTGGTACGCCTGATCGGTGGCCGGGGCCATTCGCTTCCGGAACGACGTGTCCCAATGGATGACGTGAGTCTCCCCGTGGCGGTCAGCCCACGCCTCGATCTCCGAACGCCAGCCCCACGGGTCACACGCCAGTTCCACCACGTCCCAGCGTTCAAACGCCCGATCGACAGCCCGGTCGACCTCGGCGCGAGGAACACGCCAGCGCGGATCGTCCGGGTTCTCCCACATGTCCACAATGAACAGGTGCGGATCCTCGATCGTGCAACCGACCAACACTGTCGAGTCGCCTGAGGCTGAACCGTCGAAGGCCATGACGATCTTCTCCCCGTCCGGGACAACCCTCGACGGGTCCGCGATCGCATCCCAGGCACCGTGAGGCAACCACGCATCCAACGAGGTCACCCACTGGCCGAGACGCAACTGACGAAACACGGGCTCACGGAGAGTTTTCCGGGCCGCTGCCAGCCCGTCAGCAGCCAAGAACGGGCGCTGACACGCCATAGCTGGGTTCCCGATCTTCCATGCCGCCTCATCGTCCGTGGCGCACCCTTCTGGGGCCGCGAACTCTTTGAGGAAGAACGCCGGATCAGTGCCTTCCCGACCGTGCTCGACGAGTTTCCACATGATCGAGTCTTGAGTGGCTGCAGGTGTTGAGATCGCCAGGGTCAGCGACTCGGGCCGTTTACCCGTCACCGACGTGACCGCCTCCCACACCGGCTCAGTCACCGTGTGCAGCTCGTCGACGATCAGCAGAGACGGATCCCACCCATGCAGTGCGGACGGATCTGCCGGCAACGGGATCAGCTGCCCGTTCGTCTCCGGCACAACCAGCTTGTCGCGGTAGACCATCGTGCGAGCCTGCAGGTCAGGGTTCATCTCGATCATCCGCTTCGCCAGGTTCATCGTGATCCGTGCCTGACGTTCATCAGAAGCGACGACCAGCACCTCGGGCGACTCACCACCAGCGAACAGTTCAGCGACCGCCAGCATGGCCGCGAGGGCAGTTTTTCCATTTGCTCTCGGCATACTGATTAGTCCGGTGCGGACCTTCTTCGCATAGGCACCCTTGATGATCTGCTTCTGGAACGGGCGCAGCTTCACAACCTCGCCGGCACCCTTACCCTTCGTCACCATGCAGTGAGCCTCGATAAACGCGATCCGACGAGCAGCACGAGACACCGGCAGGCCACTCAAATCGAGAGGTTCGAGGTCGTCGAGGACTTTCCTACCCGGACGCATTTACATAACCTCCCTATGCATATCCAAACTATGCCTTACCGGGCGTGGGTCGGGAGTAACTTGTGTTCGGGTCATCCCCCCACCTCTTGCAGCGCCGCGGCGTCGGTTGCAGTCACCGCAGACGACGGAGATATCTTCGAGTCTCACGGCGAGTCCTTTCTCGTGTCGTTCCCAGGCCTCGGGGCTATGGTCGGCCTGCAAGTCGGTCTTGGCTCCGCAGTCTTCGCAGAAGGGTTGCATGGCTCGGGCTTGTTCGGAGAGTTTGCGCCACGCGTGGTCGTAGCCTCGGGTGGTGGCGTGTGCTTTCTTGCCTCCACGGTGCTTGAGCTTGTGTGTGTTGCACCGGTTGGCTTCACTGAGTTCTCCGCACTCGATGCAGGGCTGCAGTGTCATGGTTGCTCTCCCTTCTGTGTTACATCTGTTACGGGTGTTACGTTTGTCTGTTGTTCCTGGTCAGCGGACTGTTCATCCGTAACAGTGGGAGTGAGTAGTGTTACGTTCTCGTGTGGTTCGTCCTGCCCAGACGTAACACTCGTAACACTCGTAACAGGGGTGTAGAGACCACGGCCTGCTCGGCTGATGCGACCGGAGTCGACGAGGCGAGCGAGGTATGGGCGCACCTTGTCCTGTGTCCAGTCCATGCGCTCGGCTACCTGCTTGGCCTTCACGCCGTCTGGGTGCTCGTTGACGTACTCGATGATGGTTGCTGAGTCATCCCCGAGTCCCTGCTGTTTGGTGGTCATGCGAGCGATCTGTGCTGACTCGTCGAGGTCTGTGCCGGCGAGGGACCACGAGCCATCTTGCAGAGTGGCGGCATACTCGCCTTCCATCACGTCGCGGCCTGTGACTCGGACGATCGCCTCTCCTTCACTGCGTGCGCGGTCGAGGTTGAGTGTCCAGTCGGCTGAGCCGTTGAGCCCGTTGGTGCCTGAGGTTGAGTCCATCCAGTCGCCTGATCCCTGCTTGCGGACGTGGTGGACGACCATGAGCGTGGATCCGGAGTAGGTGTCGGTGAGCTTCTTGAGCACACCACCGACCCTGTAGTCGCGCTGGTATGCGCCTTCTCCGGGCAGCGCCTGGGGCATCACCTTGCCGAGGGTGTCGAGTGCGACGACGCCTTCGGGGTTGTAGCTGAGCCATGCGTCGATCATCTGTATGACTGTGCTTGGCTCGGCTGCGGTGAGGAAGTTGAACCCGTTCGGCGTGGGCTGGTCTCCGTTGAGTGCTTTCACTCGTGACTGCATTCGACGGTCGCCGTCCTCGAGAGCGAGGTACAGGACGGGCTTCGGGTCGACGTGGATCCGGCCCACTGCTCGACCGCCGGCCGCGATCGCCAGGAGCACGCCGAGGACGAACCACGACTTTCCCAGCTTCGGGGGTCCGGTGATAAGGCCGAACCCTTCCGGGATCAGTCCATCGACGGCCCACTGCAGCGGCGGGAACTCTTGAGCATCCAGCCATGGTCCGTTCTTGACCTGTGCAAGCAGTGCGTCTCGGGGGTCCATCTCTGCCAGTTCCTGTGGTGTGTACTCGAACACGCTTGCGCTCATGCCTTCTTCCTCCTTTCGATGTTGGCGTTGTTGTTGGCGCGTTTCGCGTCGATGGTGCTGACGAGGTTCTCGAGGAACGCTCGGCTCACGGTGACGGTGTCGCCGTCCTCTCGTGGGTAGGCGGCGATATGGTCGCGGAGGCCGCGCAGGAATTCGTTGTCGTTGACTTGGGCGACGATCACGCCTTGGTTCCATCCGGCGAAGTGACCTTCTCGGTGCCCTCGGTCGTAGGCGACTTGTGTGCCGCCGTGGTAGATCTTCAAGGTTTCCTCGTCTTTGCTGAGGTACTTGGTCATCGTGTTCTCGGTGGGGGTGCGTGACGCTTACGGCCACGCACCCCCACGCACTTCCTGGCATGGGTAAGTGCGATCGGGTGGTCAATTCAGATCGGGCGTATGTCGTCGAGCAAGAGCGGGTCGACGACGACCTGATCGGGCCGATAGGGGTTGCCGTAGAAGCTGGCGAGGGTTGCTTCTGGTCGCGATGTCGCTGCCCAGACGCACCGATCGGAGCTCGGCCACTGCGTTTCGGTGACGAGCAGCTTGGCGGTTCTATAGCTCACCGTCCATGTCAGGCAGTCAACCGTTGCCGGAACAGCTGTCCGATAAATGGTGCGGGGTAGCTTGATATGCGACGTGCGGACACCATTGACGATCGGCCCGGTCGCACGAAACAGCTCGGTCCAGCGAGCCCCGCCCAGAAGCTCCTCCGGGTAGTACGACTCGTCAAGCCACGATTCGGTGATGTGCTTTGCGAGTCTGTCCAGGTCGGAATACCTACCGCGGGAGTACCGCTCATAGACTTGCTTCGCGGTCCTCATTTGTCACCCTTGTTCAGCTTGAGTCCAGACCCGTCGCTACACTGCTGAGCCTTCTCGACGATGCTGCAAAGCCAGTCGGCGACGTTCTCGAGCTCGGCAATGTCGACGGTGAACACTGCGTCGTAGGTGCCTTCACCGCCTGCCCTGACACAGAAGTACGGGTCGGTGACGAAACCACTGCCGACTTCCTCCAACTGTGTGAGTTCGACCTCGAAGTGGTATTCACTGCCGTCCTTGTTGAGTCGTTCGAGTCGACGGGTCACGCCTTGATGCATCACGTCTGTTCCGGACTGCCAGCGTTTCGCGGGAACGGCCCAAGTAGGCGACTTCTGGGCGGGAACGTTGGTAGAATTGGTGGTAGGCATTTCATCCTCCTGTTGGGTGATTTGGCACTGGTGAGAAGCGGTCGTTTTCCTAGGCATGGGTGCAGCGGCCGCTTCTTTTTTGTCTTCGATTCGTTGGTAGCTGTTCGAAATTACGGCGAGGTCGTCGCCGCTCATCTCGAAGTTCTCGAGGTCGTCGATCGACTGCTCATATATGGCCGGCAACTTCATGCCGTGCGCTCCTGCATGGCCGCTTCCTCATAGGCGAGAACGTCGTCCAGCCGGTAGTAGACGCGGCGACCCATCTTGAAGAATCGCGGCCCCTTGCCCTTGTGCCGGAGTGTGGCGAGGGCGGCGGTGCTGGTGTCATATCGTTTGGCGAGGTCTTCGGGGGTGAAGACTCCCTTGTCTGCGATCGGTGTGGTGGTCATCGTTCCTCCTGAATAGATTGTGTTCAATCTGAGTACAGTACAGCATATAATGACAACGAACACAAGTGTCAGTTATTCTGTGTTCATGAGTGACTACTTCATAGGCGAGAACATCCGCCTGCTGCGCAAGACGGCGCGACTGTCTCAGGCCGGGTTAGCGGAGAAAATGCGTGAAGCTGGCCGGACGCACTGGCACCAGACCACGGTGAGCCGTGTTGAACACAACTCTCAGCCAGTCGATGACCTGGAAGACCTCGAGGCCCTTGAGGGGATACTCGGCGGGAATCTGTACAAAGGGACACCGTTCGGATCTAGGGTCAAGGTGTGGGGAGACAAAGTGCTCATGTCGAACATTGAGTCTCGACTCGCGCACGCACAGCAAGCACTTGTGGATGCTCAGCAGGACCTCGATCTCATATCGAAGTTCGTGAAGGCATTGAAACGAGACGAGCGCAATGGCGACGATTAACCGCTACACCACCAGCAAGGGGCGGAAGCGTTACCGCGTCCTCTACGTCGACGAGACGGGGCGACGGACGCAGAAGCGCGGCTTCACCACGAAAGCCTCAGCCGAGCAGTGGATGAGCGATACTGTCAGCGAGATTTCGAAGGGCACCTACATAAAAGCCTCGGCGGGGAAGACGACTGTCGGGCAACTTTGGGATGACTGGTATGCGCGGAAATCGGGGATCAAAGCCTCGACGCGGCGCCGGTATGAGATCGCGTGGCGGATCCACACGGGCCCGGTGTGGTCGGGGCGGCAGATCGGGACGATCAGACCGTCCGAGGTGGCCGATTGGGTGTCGACGATGACCGCAGCCGGCAAGGGTGCCACGACGATCGAACACGCTCACCTGGTGTTGCGGGGAATGCTCGAGGACGCGGTGAAAGACCGCATGATCCCGTCGAACCCCGCAGCTGATCCGGGGAACCTGCCGAGGAAGAAGAAGCGCAGCCGCGTGTACCTGTCGCATGCCGAGGTTCAGAAGCTAGCCGAGGCCGCTGAGGGGCAGTGGACGGTGCTTGTCTATCTCGCCTGCTATACGGGACTCAGGTGGGGTGAAATGGCCGGCCTGCGTGTGCGTCACCTTGACCTGTTGCGCAAGCGGATCAACGTTGAGGCGAATGCTGTCGAGGTGGGCTCGAAGATCGTCGAGGGCACACCGAAGTCCCACGAGCGGCGCAGCGTGCCCGTGCCAGAGTTCCTCGTGAAGCTCCTGGCACGGCAGTGCGAGGGCAAGGGTCACGATGACCTGGTGTTCACCGGGCCGAGGACAGGGAAGTTCATTGTCAGGCCGAAGAATGAGCGGTCATGGTTCTCGAAGGCCATGGCTGAGGCGGGGATCAAGCGTGATCTGTCTCCGCACGACTTCCGGCACACCGCGGCATCGTTGGCAGTGTCGGCAGGTGCGAATGTGAAGGTGGTTCAGCGGATGCTCGGGCACGCTTCCGCAGCCATGACTCTCGACACGTACGCGGATCTGTTCGATGACGACCTCGAAGCCGTTTCAGTCGCGTTGGATCAGCAGAGATCACGTCAAGTCTCGTTAAAAGTGCGCCAATAA